ACCATTTAACTGAGCCATCGACAAATACATAACATTGCAACTCTTCATCCCAAGTTGGACCGACAAAGCCACTTGGAGCACTTGCAGCGCCGGTAACACCAGATTGCAGGCAGATATAAAGATTATCTCCTATCTTTACTTTTGCGCCGTAATTGAAAAATGTATTTGCAGCATAAGAAAGTGCACTTTTTGGAATGTCAAAATCACCTAGAACCTTGTTGAAATCCAGCGACGCCTCAGGAACGTAAACGCGGTCAGATGTGACGCGGTTTCGCATGTCAGACAATCCGGTGATTTTTGATGAGTCAGTCTGAGCCCTACAAATCTTGGCTTTGTCATTTTCCTCGGTCAGCAGCCAATATGTGGCATTAGACTTTGCAAACAATTGGCCAGACTTATCAATGTACACATCAGTGTAGGTATTCGTTGGAAATGACAATACTTGACTTGGGAATGAAACCTGATTTCCTTCAACCCATGCCGTGCCAGTGGGGAATGTCGCAGTTAGGTTGCTCCACCCGCCTGTTGGCTGCGTTGGAAGTAAGCCATCAATCACATAAGGGTATGAATTATTAGCACCGTTTGCCGCTGCTGTTGATTCTGCTTCATTTAAAAGTGATGAGAAAACAAAATTCTTATTTTTGTCACGCAAGGTTATAGAATAATTGCTAGGCACGTAAACATTAGATGGGCTTCCATTTCTTGAGGCATAGCCGTTTACAGTTCGAACTGGCTGGCTTGCTTGAATAGTTAAACTTTCATCCCAGTAAATTTGAATCGGTACAGTTTCAGGGTTTTGCCCATATTCACCGAAATAAATGTAACCATTTTCTAATGGTGTACCATCAGTTCCGTAATAAACTTCAAACGGTTTTTTTGCTGTTTGTGACATTATTCACCCAACGCTTTCTTTACACGAGCTTTTAATTTTGCATCTTTAATATATTTACCGGCCATACGAACACCGCTCAACACAGGGGCGGGAACTCCAGCAGCGCCACTAATCCCCATATCAAGTGCGGCAAGTATTACAGATGCGGTATTACTTGTGTTTATTGCCCCTGGAGGTGAGGTAAGTACATCTTTTGCAATTTCATTTAAAAGTCTAATTTTTTCCCCACCCTTTTTTCCGTAAATAAAATCAAGTTTTCCTGATTTATCAAGGCCAGAAATAACACGATCTAATTGCGCTGCCGAAACAATAGGATTGCCCATAGTGTCACGAGCAACATTTTTTGTAGCTTGATCTCGAATATAAGCAAGAGTGCCGCCCTGCAATTCATTCCATGCTTGCATTCCTTTATCGCCTTCTGTTTGGAGCAAGCGCCTAATCTGACGCACAGAATCAAGAGATGCAGTAGGAGCAATAATAGAACGGTTCAAAACATCTTCAAGGGCAATTGCCCTATCAACAGACCCACGCTTTGTACCGAGAATGTTTTTAACGATTCCTATATTTTCGTAATTCTGAGCATATCGCGCCCTTGCTGATCTGGCTTTTGAATATAGATTACCGCCAGCCCCCTCTGTCTGTGCATCAATTAATGACTTTAATTCGGAAGCAACACGTAAATCATTCGGGTCGTTTTGTTTTGCGAAACGGTTAATAGCGGCACGAATTTTTTCAGCCTGTTGCAAAGTAACCGTTCCCGATGAAATGGTTCCTTCTGCTAATGCACCGCTGCCAACTTCTTGAACTTTCAATTCATCAGCGATAGTTTGCAAAATGGGAGCGGATGAACGTCCAGCGCGATTTTGATTTAAATAATCGGCAATCGGTGCAAAATCAACTGGTGCAGCAAGTTCACCAGCTTTTTCCGCTTCTTTGTAAAGAGTGCGAATCTGCGCCTTATCTTTTGCAGCACGAGAGCGCAATGCCTCAGTGACAGACACGCCAATAGTGCGCAAATCAGGAGCCTGCGCCCCAGTCATATCAATGAACGCATCCATGTTCTGAACAAGCTGCTTGTTTTGCTGCGCAAAGCGTTCACGAATTGGCTCACCAATTTCTGGTTCTTTTGCTATTTCTCGCTCAAATCGCTGCTGTTCAAATGTACGAGTTTTCTGGCCTTCAGTCAGTTTAATTGGTACAGGCAATTCAGCGGCACCTGTTTCACGAATCAAAGCCTCTGGAGTTGCAGCAGCTCCGACCGAGCCACGTTGAACAGAAGCAGCAGGAGAGACTTTTTCACGCACCGCTGTAATTGCCCTTTGTGCTACTGGCTTAACCGCTTGTGCGGCTTGCTGTGCGGCTTCAGTGGCAATACCAGTACCGGCCTGTATTGCCGGCCTTGCCGCTTTTGCACCTTTGGCAATCATCCCAAGTTCACCGGTAAGTGGCGTCACAGGCAAAATTTGCTGCAATGCTTCACCTACTGCCCTTGTTTGCTCTTGGCCTGCTTGTGTGCGTGGCTCATAAGTAAGAGCCTGTGCCCCTTTTGCAGCAGATTGTTCGACAAGCCTTGCAGCCTGTGGCGTTCCAAACTGACCGGACAAAATCTGTTCCGCTAGCCCTTTAAGAGTTCCACCCAACATTCCCAAGGTTCCACCAACAGCGCCGGTACCCATTGCAAGTGCCGTTTCACCGGTACCAACTATTTGCTCTCCAGTAGTTGGAGTCGAAACAGGTTGAACCGTTTCAGGAACTTGTGCATCAGGTATTTGCAAAGAAGTATCTTGACGAGCACGAGTAATCACTGCCGCAAGTTTACGCGCTGCGTCAGTGTCACCGGCCTTATCAGCGTTAATTAATGCACGTTCAAGTTGTTGCAGAGTTGCCATTATTGACCGCCATATTTTTTTAGAATCGAATCAATATCTGTCATGCTTGGCTGGACAGCAGGGGTATCTGGCGTTGTTTCTGGAACACCAAAGCGCGTAGAAATGTTTTTTCTAGCCTTTAGCATTAAGCGCTGCGCCTCACTCAGATTTTCTCTGAATTGTTTTTCAGATTGCTTGCGGGTAAGATTTTGCAATGCACTTTGCAATTTTTCGCCTTCAGCATTAGATAACGCACCCATGCCTTTTACGTTTGGAATCTGAGATAAAAAAGCCTGAGAGCCAAGCGTGTCGATCAATGCAATAGCATCATTTGCTTCATCTGAAACAAATGCAGGCAAACGACCTTGAATTGAACCAAGAACAGAATTAAGAGATGGATTTTTAAGAACGCGATCAGCAGTGTTCAGCATGTTGTCTATATTAAATCGAGCTGATTCTACTTCTGAAGTTTTGCCTCTGATTGCCTCATCTCTTTTATCTTGCATTTCTTGTAGTTTAAGCCCCATTTCTTGACGCTTCAAAGAATTTCCCTCTCTAGAAATTTGGGCGTTCAATGCAGCGATACGTGAATTTTCTTTTGCAATTTTAATATCTTCTTGAATCTTGCTGATATCCCAGCCTTTTTTCTGAATATCTAAAACCGCACTTGATTCCGCAAATTTTGATTCTATTGCCGCTTTATCTGCTGTTGATTTTGCTTCGGAAACCTCAGACGGAGCCTTATTAATTTGCAAAAACTTTTCAGGATTAAGTGACGAAGCAATAAACCCAGCAGTAGCGCCAGCAACTTTAGGGTCTCTTTCTAATTGTGATTTTAATTCTAAATAATCACTTGCGTCTTTTCCTGAGTTTTCAAATGCTTTAATCTTTGTGTCTAGCAAATTTCTAGCGTAATCTATATTTCCAGTTGAAATAGAATTGTAGATTTTTGAGGCGTCATTGAATGCTGTTTCTTTTTGGGCGTCTGTAATTAATTTTCCTGCTGAAATAATTTTTTCTGCATTGGTTGGGTATTTAATTGCAAACTGTCCGAGTGCGTCAGCAGTTGGGTTTTTAAATAATTCCTGTGCGTCTTTAGAATACTGCTCCTCTAATAAGCGTGCTCTTTCAGCGTTTTGTTGCTTCGCTTGCATATCAGAGATTGCTGACCCAATTTGAAAGCCAATCAAAGCCTTTTTAAAAGGGTCTTCAGGAGGGGCTACGTATTGAATTGGTTGCATTTTTTACCTTATTGGAAAGATTTTGTATTTGTACCGGTTGGTGTTATTTGTTGGCCCTGCCCGCCACCGGGAACAAATTTTGCACCCACTTGCGCAATGCCAAGAAGATCGCCAAAAACATTTCTTTGTAAACCACCTTTAGCCATTATTCCACCAGCTTGAGCCGCCCCTTGTTGTGCAAGCAAATTCGCTATTGCCCCAGCTGATTGCATACCTGCTCCGGCCTGCCCTGCTGCTGATGCCTGCCCAAGGGATGTAATGCCACCAAGGTTTGCATAACGCTGCTGAACCAACTGATTTAATAATCCTGGGCGAAACTGTGCCAATGCACCTTGAATGTTTCCACCGCGTAAACCACCTGTTGCACTGGCTTGTTGCAACAATGCGTTTTCACCTTGTTGTTGCATGGCCAGAAATTCTGGTGATTGTTGAATTCCTGCATACGCCGCTTGTTGAGCCTCTGCCCCCTGCAATCCTAAAATGGCCTGCTGTTGCTCCATTGCTCCCTTACCGGCTGTCACGTACGGTGACATTAGCTCAATGAGCTTATCAAATTGCCTACGCTCCTCAGTCATTCCAGCTTGTGCCATGCCGGCCTGAGCCTCTGCCGCTTTTTTTCCAGCCTCAGCCTGTTGAGTTGAACCGGTAAAAGTTCCAATTACTTTACCAACACTACTTACAACTCCGCTCATATTTCACCTCTTAAAATTCTGAACATAACCATGTTTTGTAATTCTCCATCTTTCATATCCGCACATTGTTTAATGCCTTCAAATATGAAACCAATCTTTAAACAAAAGTTAATCACACTTCCATGAATTTGCATCACTTGAGTAGAAACCCTAAAAATTGGCTTGGAGTTAAATAAATTTCTGATAAAAATTTTAGCTAATTCCCTGCTATATTTAATTGCACTTTTAAACAAAAGAGAATGAACTTCGCTTTCAATCGGTGATCTTATTATTTCTAAAAAGCAACCAACAAAATTACCATTCACATAGCATGAGTGGTATTTAAAAAATTCATTTTCAATTGGTTCTTTTGTATGCAACTCCCCGAAAGCAGAAAGAACATAATTATTTTGATAAAGCTGATTTCTTTCTATTTGCGAGGAATTATCAGAAACTTTTAGATTAACCAAAGTCAATCCTCCGATTCACACTCTTTTTCTTCCCACGCTTGGCAGGTTCTCAGGTTATGGCAAATGAAATCAAACTTATTGCAATAACCACGGCCACCGCCATCTTTGTCTAAATCATTTAGCGGTATCTTTTCCATTTTGGCCATCATCTCAGGAGTATTATCAAAATACTCGCAATTAGCGCAGAATCTTCTTCTGGCTTCTGATTCTGTAACACTCCATGCCTTGGATAGTTCATTCCAAAATTGTTTATTATCTTTTGGATAAATAGATGTTTTTTCCGGCCCAAGATGCCAATTAACCACGACCATTTCTAAATTTTTATTGTTTTCTTTTTCAGAAATAAATGGCTTTTCTGAAGGTATTCCAGAAAAAGAATATCCAATAAACTTTGGAGGCTTAATGTCTTTCATACAATTTCCCTACCTGATGCACTAATTGTTAATGATGATGCTGCACTTGCAAGCGTAGAAATAAAACCGCCATCCTCTATCACCTGACCGACAATTTCAGGGCAAATATAACATTCACCTACCGCTATTAACCTAGTATTTAACACTCGGTTTGATGTTGATGCTGAACCGCCAGACGGAATTAGATTAATGCTTAACGATACGTTTGCAGCAGAATTATTTGTTACTGTGAATTTATCTATAACGGTTTTACAGCCTGATGCCGTGTATTGCGCTACTTGTGAATTTTCAGCGAATTTTCTAGGAATAATGTTTTTTACTGTGATGGCCATTAGATTACCTGATAAGTTGCTGAAAAAGCATATTTTGCATTTGCGATATTAACCGCATTGAAACCAAACTCCAACACATCAGATGCAACGTTTGCAATAATCCCACCTGCATCTGAAAACCCTGTCGCAGTTGTAGCGAATGTTCCACCAGCGTTATTAACGGCAGAAAAATTACTTGCCACTGGGAGCGACATTCTGAGCACACACGCCCCTGCTGCTGTTGGGTCTATATCCACAGTGCCGCTAACGGTTACAACGGAACCAACGCGCATCCACTGGCATACAGCAGCCGTGCTTGCCGCCACGTTTGTAACGTTTGTTAGCGTCGGTGTATAAGTTCCAGATTTTAGAATCGGGCCAGCCTCCCACCGCAAATTTGTTGCGTTGTAGGTCAGCGAATTATCGGCCACCGGCGAGGGAAGATATACATTGTGCAATTCTTCAAGCTCATAGCCATTGTCTATCTTAACGAATATCTCGCCAACAGAAGCATGAACCCGCACCACAAATCCAACAATAACCAAATGATTGGGCGAGACTGGTTTTACTTTTGTGTATCCACCAGAGGTTAGAGGAGACAAGTAAAGCGTATCACCAGCAGTTAGGGCGTTGCCATCTGAATCCGTGATCGTGTTGAGTTTGCGAATCAAACCAGAGTTGATTACATAACCTTCAGCGCCGTTTGTTATCGACTCATCAACAAACCCGAATGTGTGATTAGACGTAGATTCTGCATTGGCCTGTGCGCGATTGATTTTTATTCGATTGCCCTGCGCGCCGGTAATCTGGACAACAGTACCGCGCGACATTGTTGTAGCCGCACCGTTAAAGCACAATTGAATTTCTTGCTGGCCGATTTTAAGCGTTGAGTTCCCGCCCCTTAAAACGAATTCAAGCGTACCATCGCCATCATCATAAAAAATTCGTCTGGCCTGTGAAACTGGAACAGAAGAAACAGGAAAATCTAAATAATCAAACTGCCTAGAATTTCCTGATATTTCTTCTGCATGATTTCCTGAGACTGAGCCTTGCAAATATGCCTCATTTGCCAAGTTTGTAAGCGTTATGATGTCAGCAGGCATAAGGTTGTAAACCTCATCCATGATTCTTTCAAATGCTTTGATGGTCTCATGGTTTGGCAAGAACTCAGCAAGTTGATTTCTAGTTAATGGTTGCTTTCTAGGCATTTAACGCCTCTATATTGGCTTCTAACCTCAGCATTGATATGTGGGCATCACTGGTGCCTGTGAACCGCTGCAAGCGCCAATTACGAAGTGCGCCTTGTTGAAACCAGACAATCCTTTTATTTGATTGCCCGATTGTTCCGGCTGACACAAATTTTTCCTGACTCCAGTTTTCCCCGTCTGTCGAATATGCCGTACTGATTGTTGGATTCTTTCCAAGTTCAACTCTACCGGTCAAGGAGACAAGTTCTAACTGATGGATTACCGCGCCTCGGCTTTCATTGTAAATAATAGAGGTTCCAAACTGCCAGGTTATTATTTGCCCGTAGTGCGTTGAAATTGAATCATCTAAATAACCATGCGCTGACGAGGTTGGGTCTCCACAAAGCCATTTGTTGTAACACCAGACAAAATTTCGCGCCCTATACTGGCCAACGTTTGTAATGCTGCTAACAAGTTTAAACCAGACGGGTGTTTGCAATGCGTTAGAGGCCATGCCATCGTATACCCAAGTTCTATCAGGCAAATGTATATATAGAAACTGATGTGACTTTGAGCCTCTTGACTCCATCACAACGTTTGCTAGTTGAGCCTCTGTATATGATGCTAACTCATAATCTATTTCTTGAGTTGATAGTTTCGTGCACTGCCCATTTGCGCCAATCCAAATTGCATTGTCTTCATGCCTACCGCCACCTAAAAAAGCCACAGTATCCATGTATACCGCACACGCTTGCGTGCCAATTGCACCGCGTTGAATCTGCGCGCCTTCAATACGTTCGAACGGGAACAATTCGCCACCCACGTTATCGAAAACCTCAATTGTGTGGCGGTTCAGAGCATATATTTCATTGCGCAATTTTAAGAGCGCTACTACTGGGTCTGGGTCTGCCTCAGATGAACCGTATTTCAATGGGTTTACTGACAACGGATTGTTCAATTCGGTAACCACTAAATACTGTCCATCCGTGGTCATAAAATAACCATCAACCCAGACAACGTCCACGACGGTTCCCAAATCGACGTCAGTCACCTGAACAAATGTAGTTCCGTTGTAATAGTAAAGAGCGCCACTAGATGCCACCGCCAAGCGATCAAAAGAATAGTCAAATGTAACCTGACCTGAACCGCCAACATCGCCAATAACAGTGTATGCGCCAACACTATCAATAGAAACTAATTTTGTCCCCATGACTCGATAACAAAGGCCGTTCCATTCAATTCCACCGCGATCAACACCAGTTCCAGAGCCAAACTGAGTAATGCCATCAGCTTGACGGTAATAGCCATTACTGACTCCGTTTTCTTTTGGAACGGGGATTAGATTTTGTGGGTATAAAGTTCGAACATTTGGCGCTCCATCTGTATATATGCCATTCAAAATTGGAATTTGCATTTGCAATACCTTTAATTGTGACTCCAGCCCAGACAATGCTTTTCTTCGTGAGCCTTTATGTAAATCGGTATTTCTTTTTCGTCAAAATTTGTAACAATAAAGCAAACATCTTTTGTGCTTAAAGCACATGCAATGATTTTTTGCATGAAGCCAACCTTAACGCCAAGTTCTCTACAAAACTTGTTGGGGTCATCATGTTTTACAAAAACTATTTTTTCGGATGGCTCTTGCGTTTTTTCCCATTGGAAATTTTCTAATGGCTTATATGCGCATGAGGATAGAAAAAAACACAATAAAAATAAAATTCTCACCACTTTTCTTTATTGCTCCAGTATGCAGCACTCATTTTGCCTTTTGCTATATTTTCAGCGTGTCTGGCCTTAAATGATTCACGCCTTGTCTTGTTCGCTTTTGATTCGCCTTCTTTTTTTGGAGAGCCGGAAACGCCTTGCTGGCCGAATCTGATTGTCTTTATTTTATCGCCTTCTTTTGCGACTACAACGTGTGATTTTGTTGGGTGGGACGGGGTGCGCTTTGGTTTATTAAAACCAGACACCCCGACCTTTTCAAGTCGGGAGTCTTTCTTCATTTTTAATTATCCGAATATTCTAACTGGATTTTTCACATCAACTCTATATTTATCAAACATTTTGAATTCCGATGTTAAAATCATATTTACATGCCAACCATTTAAATAAGTTGGCTGCTTTATTTCTTTACCATCATCATCAATAATAATTTCTTCTTTACCGTCAGTAATTTTTCCTATAACCGAAAGGAAAAACCCATCCCCTTTTATTTCACTTGATGGTGAAATGTTTAATTTGTTCAATTCACATAGAAATTGATCTTCAGATTCAAATTTCAAAAAAATTGTCATAGCGTTTTCTCAATTATTTCACTGGTTGTTAAAGCTGAATCAAGAACTTCAATTTTTTGAATTGTTCCATTAAAGTTTTCTCCAATCGTTCCAGCCGTAATCGAAGGAATCGTTGCGGTTGTGTCTGTCGTGGATGCCACACCATTCAATGCAGAAATTACTTGATTAGATTTGTAACTTAATGCGATCTTGTTCACACCGCTCTTGAACTGCGGTAAAGGCTGATTGCTTTGCAGTGTTGTGCCAAGAATCGAAGCAGTGCCACTGTTTTGAACGGCTGTCCATGTACCTGTTGGGTCTACTGCGTAAAGCAACGTGCCACCGTTACCCGCTGCGTACCAGAGGTTGTCACGGGTGGAGAACATGACGGAGTTGAGGTTTTGGGTGGTGCCGGAGGTGCGGAGCGTCCAAGTTGTGCCGTTGGTGGTGGTCAGAATTACACCAGCATTTCCGACAGCAACATAATTGCCGCCAAAATAGTCAATTCCATTTAATTGCTGAGTCGTTTGACCATTTAAAGCAGACGCTGCAAAAGTTGTTCCATCCGTCGATGTCGTGTATCGACCGCCTGAGCCAACCGCAATTTGAAGCGTTCCTGAATCCGCCATGTCGTAAATACTAAAACCAACACCACCAACAGTTGTTTTAGTCCAAGTGACCTGATCCGTGCTGCGGACAATTGTAGATGCATTTGCAAATACATAATGCGCACCTCTAAAAAACCTCACACCTAAAGTTTGGTCTGCTGTGTTACTGACGCGCCTTGTAACGGTTCCGTCTGCTCCGATGGTGGCTATATAGCCCGAACCATTGGGTGCGTTACCCGTGCTGACAAAGACGTTATTGCCAAATGCAATGCCGTTTAAGGCTTGACCGTTGTTAGTGCGTGATGTGAATGTTGTGCCGTCGGTGGAGGAGGCCATGGCGCCAGCACTGCCTGTTATGAGCAGGGTTGTGGGGGAGGCGGCGATGCCGAAAAGGTTGGCTGTTACACCAGCGTTCAAAGATGTGTAACTTGTACCATTGCTCGAGGTCAGAAGGGTTTGAGAGTTGCCAACAATGTATATTGCATTATTGAAAATTCCAATCTCATGAAGAGTTTGCGTAGTCCCACTTGTCTGAACCGTCCAAGTGCCTGCTGGGTTTGTGGCGGTGATGATTGTGCCTGTAGAACCAACCGCAATCCATAAGTTTAAGGTCGGGGAATATGTGACTCCAATGAGTGTGTTGGCTGTGTTAGTTGCGGTTGCTGCGGTGAATGTTGTGCCGTTTGTTGAGACAAATACTGCGCCAGCGTTACCCACAGCAACAGCAATGTTGTTTGCAACATGCACATCGAAGTAGCTCGCGGAACCGCTTTGTCCTGTTGCGTTTGTGTAAGTAATTGCGTTAGTTGAGTATCGCAACTGACCAGCATTTCCAGCAACTATAAAATAGTTTGTGCCTCCAACAGAACCAAACGAAGCGCAGTTAATGGTTTCCGTAGTACCACTCGTCCTTGCCGTCCAATTCTCGCCATTGTCATCACTTGTCGCTATGAATCCGTTGTTACCGACAATCACGTTTCGCAACGTGCCGCCAACCAGGCCAGAAGTAATTTCGCTGGTCGGCTGTGTGATGATTGGAGTGTTAATTCGGCGGTAGGATGTGCCGTCGCTTACGAAGACAACACCAGCCAAAGAGTGCGCTGCAATAAACCGATTTCCGTTGTAATGTGCTATGTTTATGGAGTTTAACCCAGAACCCTTAATTGAGTAAGTGCCAAGCAAGCCATCAATGTAGGTTTCTTCTGTTCCAGAACCCAACGCAAACAAATTAGAACCATCAAACGCCACCGCATTAACCGCTGGAATAGCCGTAGTCAAACCTGTTCTTTGGTCAATCGCAGTCACAGGCAACAACTCCTGACCATTCCCACGAATCAGACTCGTAGCCGTTCCCATCAAGCGCAGACCAGCACCCTCAGCCATCTTCGTGAAGTTCGACAGCGTCCCAGTGCCTTGCTTGCCAATCCGGATATCAGCATTCGTGCCTGACAGTCTGAGCGCACGTTTCTGAGCCACGCCAGTGTCAGGGCAGTCAATCTCAGCGTACAGCGTTCCCTCGCCTTGCCTGATTGAGGTCAGTGCTGATGCGGTCAGAGGGAAGTTGTCGGCGTTGCGTGTGACTTGGGCTGTTGTGGTTGGGATGTAAGAGGTCGGTGCGTTGGGTTCAAGTTGAGCGCCCCATACAAATACGTTTGATGTGGTTTGTCCTGTGTACTGTGGCGCCCTGCCTAACGTATTATTGTTGTTTGTAAAAGTTAGATTAGAATTTAACCCGGAAGCAGCAGTTGAAGGTGCTGCTGCGGTAAATGTAATTTTATAAAACCCGTTTAATGCGGCGGAAATTGTTGCAACTCCGCCAACCACTACGCCAAGTGAACCACTGGCGATATTAAAATTTGCGTATTGTGCCGCACCAAAACCACTGGAGCTAAATGTAATCTGAATCCAATCGGGCGCTGTTGCGCCGATGCCTTTCTTTATAAAAAAAGACGAAGTATATGCAACGCCTCCGGTTACTGGCTTATTTGCATCTACCAAAGTATGAGCAGAACTTGCGGACGACTCTGCCAGAAGGTCTGCGGTGTTACTCCCATCTGGCGCAATCGTCTGGTTAGTAGTAACCGTGGTTTCTGCCTTTGTCCACGCCGCATTGCCAAAATCCTCAGAAAATGAAATTAAATTCGTCGCAGCAACCTCACTCAACACACCACGCCTCACCAGCGTAACCGGGTCATAATCTTCCCGCACATCCAGACTACCAATGCGCCAATTTGTTGATGTGCCGCTACCTGTCACGCTTGTGACGTTGATAACCAGCGCTTGCGTGGAAGGCGTGTAGGACGTTACAACGCCCGTCATGCTGCCTGTCGCACCTGCCTGAGAGACTGCAATGACGTTTGAGCCAACAGGCCAATCACGGTTTACGTTTGCGTCGGACGTGATGGTAAAAGTCTTGGAACCTGTTGCGATTGTGTTTGAAGTAGCAGAGAAATCCACGCCGACGATCAGCCCTGCCGAATTTACTCTGGTGGCTCCAGTGCCACGAGAAAATGTTATGACTTCACTAAAATTTTTTGAGATCAATGTCATTTTATTCTCTTTATTGATTAATTTGATATTGTTGATTAATGAAATCAAATTTCAAACCGTATTCAAATAAATCAAACGTCTCGCAATTCACCGCTTGTATATTTGCTATTGCCGTTCCAGACACTGAAATAAAAGAAATGAATCTTTTATTTTTTGTATTAATTACAATTGAATCCTCTGGCATTACTAAAACATCAATTGATGTCGCTGCTGCTTCAGTATCTTTAATGCGAACATAACCTGGAGCTGTCACCGCAACTCGAACACATGAGGCTGCTTTAAATGTGAGTGGGTCATTTGGTACTATGGTCGCTACACTTGTTCCAGTAGAAGTTAAACTTTTACCAGTTAGTAAGATATTTGCACCGCTTGAAAATTGATTTTGCGAAACCACTTCTGCATATGTTCCGTCACCCATTTCTGAGAATCTAACCGGAATATTGTCTTTACTTTTAATAATATCGCTCATTTATTTACCCTTAACCCACTCTATACCAAACTTTGGCGACGTTATCGAATCGCAATCTAAAAAATGAATTAGCTGTTAATGTTGTTGGTGCTCCCGTTACAGTTGCGCCATTTCCATTAATTGTAAGCGTTGTAATTGCCTGCGTGCTATTAACTAAAATTTCCTGACGATCAACACAATTTGCAAGGGTTGGCAAAACCAACGTGCCTGCTGCAAATGTGCCAGTCGGGGTCAATACAAGCCAAACACTATTACTTGCATTGTTCACCTGAACACTAAAACCAGTAGCTGACGGTGCAGAATACTGTGTTAGTTTGTCATCGTTGGCGGTAACGCCGGTTTGAAAATAGGTTTTTAAAGTTGAGAATGGCGCTTTTCTAGTGTCGCCATTATTTGTACTGAAAAATGGAACCTGATCTCCATCAGAAACCGAGTCCATTGTTGTTAATTGATTGATGGTTGTCATTTAATCCTCAAAGAAATTCTAAAGCGCCATCATCGCCAACTAAAAGACGATCAACAGGCTGGCCAAAAAACGGAGCGTCAGACGCTGAATTTTTATTTCCTGCTCCAGTTGGCAACGTGGAAACAAATTGCATTTCCATTGGCATGGAGAACCTCAATAACATTGCGTCATAAGCTGCCTTGGCTCCTGAGCGAGTTTCTAATGAAATACCTTTACCAAATGATGGTGCAATCTTCATTGCTAAATTCAAACAAATTGCATCGATAGCGGAATCTGGAACCAAAGTGTCGGTGTCCAAATCACTATTATTTGGGCTAGCAGGCAATGGGAAGCCCAAGCGAATGCCCTTTGCGTTCCACATCGCCATCATTGAATCCAGCTTTCTTAACGCACTTTGCAATTGATCTGCTGTTAGGTCAAAAGTATAGGGCGCCAATCCGATTTCATCGAATGCCTGTTCAATAAACTGTCGTTTAGTCCAGCCCATGCTTATTCTGCTTTTGCCGGTCTGCCGCGCTTTTTAGGGGCGTCTTCCTGCGGTATTGAATTGATAGCCTCTGGCGGCGTTTTAAACCATCCCTCAGCGATTTTTGAATCTACATCTTCATCACATACGATGATGTAATCAATGAAACCATCATCTACTAGAAATTCACCGTCTGGTTTGTAAAGCATGGTCTTATTCATTTTTTACCCTTTTGGTACATTTTTTTTCCGGCTTTTGTTGCTGCTTCTTTTGCTGATGAAAGAGCAATGGCCACGGCTTGCTTTTGTGGCTTTCCTGATTTCATTTCTTTTTTGATGTTACTTGATACGGTTTTGGCTGAATAGCCTTTTTTGAGCGGCATGAATACTCCATACGAAAAGAGGTGGATTTCTCCACCCCTTTATTAGACTAAATCAATCAGGTCTGAGAGAACAGCATAATGCCGGACATTTCAGGCTGCTTGTTTACCACACCGTAGAGCACGTCCATACGGAACTTGGTTCGCATGGTGTTAATGTCGTACTGCTTCTGCATTACCACCTCGATGCCTTGATCAGTGCTTGCACGCATAACGGCTGCACCCGCATCACTTGGCACGGCATAAGAAGCTGGCAGAATCTCCAGCGCGTCTTTTTGCCAGAATGGATTCACGTTTGCATCAACGGTGTTCAAGAATGTGATTGCAGCGCCGTTGGCCGGTGTTGCAGTACAGTTTTTGTATTGAAGTTCTGCATCAGTTGCGCCACCACCGGAAATGATAGGTGGGCTAATCTGAACGGTACCAGTACCACCAGCGCCGGTAACAATTGCGGTGACCCGGAAGGTCTTGAGTTGGCCGGTATCTGCCTTGGTGATTGCGTGAACGTTATTAACGCCCAGAACTGTGAAAGCATCACCAACACGAACGGTACCAGAAGTAACGGTAATGGCGATGGTCTGGTAACGGTTATCAACGTTAGCGGTTTCACCAGTTGTGGCCGTACTTGTTGCTTTTGGTGTGTAGTATTGGTTAGCACCGTTAATTGAAACGGTCACACCAGCGCGAGCCAGCAAACGATTTGCATAATCCAGTTTGAAAGTTTCAAAACCGGCGATATTTCCAACGTATGCTTTTTCGTATGCGGTTGTAGGCTTGCCAACCATGTTTTGACGGCTTGCCAAATTGCTCGCCATGTTGTTGTAATCACGAGTGGACAGAGCCATGTAACGATCAAATGATTGAACACCGGTTTCATTCATGATTGCATCGGCTGCGGCAATATCATCAAAACCAGATGCAGCGGCGGTACGCTTAACAACTAACGTTCCCTGAGTTGCTGCAACGTTCATGATTGCCAAGTTAATATCAGAGGCCAACTTTTGTCTTGCTGCATCACCCAAGCGGCCTTCTTGCAAGGTATCGCGCAATTCAGTTGCGGTCATTGCCCAAGGCGCTGAACGGCTGAAGCCAATAGTTGCAGGAACAGCCAATTGTGTTGAATCCTTGAAGTTGGACGTCATGTCTGTACCAGAGAATGACTGAGCGACGTAAGGCATTGGGCGCCAAATAGTATTGTTGGTACGCTCCATTGAGGATGAGTCTGTATTGTATACGGACACGTTACGTGACAAAACCAAAGCGTCGTTAAAACCCTCAAGGACGTTTTCAAACGCGACGCGTTCTTCTTTGCTAAATGCGTTAGGCATATTTAATACTCCAAATTAAATTAAGTTAAATTTATTTCTTGCGAAGTTGTTGTTTATAAGCAATTACCTTGCTCATATTTCCTGATTTTTCTGCTTCTGCCCTCAGGCGCTCTAATGTCGAGTCTACTGAACCAGAACCAGAGCCACTTCCGCGAATTGCCTTTTCTGGCGGTGGCGGTGATTTCTTATTACTAACTTTCAATTGTGTCTCCAGTTTCCCGATTGCAATAGCAAATTTCACGGGGTCATTAATTGCTGCCAGTTCTTTTGCCTTCTTGGGGTTCTTTCCAAGGGCGTAAACGATCAATGCGGGGTCATCAGCACCATGCAGAATAATACCTTGCATCGTCTGACTGAACGTCTCCTGAACGGCGTATTCGGCTTCGTCATAGTCTTTAACTTTTAACTTCTGCTTTGCTTCTCCATACGCACTTAAACGATTTTGCCATTCGCGCTGTTGCGCTTGTTGCTCCAGCTCTACCTTATGCTGTTGCTCGCTGACCAATCGTTTCTGCTCGTACCATTCTTCAAGAGACTCCTCAAACTTTTCCGCGTCATAATCAAACTGTTCTAAGGTTGGTTTTTTACCAAGTGTAATAGGTTTCTCAGCCTCTGTTGTGCGTTGGTTTAACCTTGCTTCCAGTTCTCTTTTTTCGCGTTGTAGTTCTCGATAGTTCTTCCGCAAATCTCTAACCCACTCAGGAGCGGGCTTTTCTTCTTCTTGAGGTGGCGACTCCTCACCAATGCTAACCGTAATTTCTTCTTCCGCTTCTTGCTCGTCGTGGCTGTCGTTGGCCTCAATATCGACATTTTCAACTTGCTCGAATTCTTGTGCTTCTGAATCGACTACTTCTTCATCAAACTGCTCTGCCTTGTCTAGCATTTAATTACCCGTAAAAAAACTCGCTAATTCAAAATGGTTTAGCGGAATACCATATTTTTTAAACCACTGGCGGCGTGCCAGGTTGTTGTTCCTGCGGTTGTTGGCCTTGAAAAGCACTACCAAGCAATTGCAAATCTTCAAACGCTTGCTTGCGATCAACCTCTGAAATTTCAGTCATTGTCTTCAAAGTCTTTGCCTGAGTTTCCTCGGCCTTGGCAACGGTCAATACAGTGTCAGCACGCGCCTTGGATGCCTCTGCATCGGCTTGGTTTGCTGCTGCCATCATGTACTGTGTCTGCGGGTCTGGCTGGGCTTGTGCGGCCTGTGCTTGCATGGCCTGCATTTCTTCCTCTGTTGGTTTAACGGCGCCCATGTTTACCAAGCGCTTACGGAAGAAGTCACGAACCTCGGAAACCCCCTCGCCTTCCATGTTCATCATCGCCATGGAACCGAGAACCTGCATTGTTTCTGGGTCTTGTGTGATTGTCATCATGCCAGTGATTGCGCGAACAGTAGCGGCCTTCTTGCTGCTGCTAGACGGTCCAACATCCACGGCAATATCAAAATTTGCGCCGGACAAATCATTTTCATATTCGATTTCGCCAGACTCACCGATAACAGGACGCATTAATTCAACAGTTGAAACCTCGCCCTGTTTGCCAATTGCTTTTATGTTTCTGCCTTCCTCGACAAAAATATCTTTAGCCATACTGAGCCAAATTTCACCAGAGCGTTTAATTGCTTTTGCCATATTGGACATATAGATAAACGTCTGCATGTCTAGGCGCTGCTGAATCATCTCAACGGCCTTGCCGGAAATGTTGCTAACCATCTTCTCGGCATTTTCAGGGCGACCTAGAACGTCAGCCATATCCTGTTCGGTAACCTGCATCAATGCCACCATTGCGGGGGGAATGTTAGGCGCGGTCTTCATGCCAATCGGGCCATTAGCCACTGGCTGACCGTTCATGTCTGTCATCGGGTTTGCGAGCAAATAAGGGTAGTTTTTAACGTTATCCTCTGCCCACATTACTTGATGGCCAGCCATTTGTTCAGGAGTGAAAATAGGCTTGTCCATGCTGCTGAATGCTGCAATCTCTCCAAGTTTTGAGAGCTGCATATTCTTCAAGCGTTGTGAATCTTTGGCCAAACGAACGTGACCCATGCAGCGCTCGATGTTATCCACGAACCAGCGTTTACCGTAAACCGGAACGATTGGGATATTCTTGCCTGCGATGTAACCACAGTCTTCCAGAACCTTGCCACCAGAGAGAATGTACTTGTGCACCTTGCGGCGCTTTACTTTCTTTTTCCTGATTTCTTTTGTGCCAATTGCAGCAAGTGATTGCTCCAGGTTTTCGTCAGCCTCAAAATCAGACTCGGAATACTTTTCTTCTTCACCATCAATAGTCTCAAATACCCTGATGGTTTCCGATACTTCTTCCACACGGTAATACTCAGCAATATAGACAACATTTGGGGTATACCAATCAAACTCGGTATGCGTGATTGTTTTTGGCCAATCGCTGGGGTCATCGCCAAATTCTTCTTTGTAAGCGTCACGGGTCATTGAGGAAATGACAAAGCACCGTTTCGCATCAGACTTATCTTGGCGCTTGGCATCTAAATCAAAGAACACGGATGAGTCAGCGTCAAATATAGGTTCAATCCTGATTCTTTGCCGCTCATCTTCCTCGTCTTCTTCATCTTCGTATTCAGCACGAAGTCGCCAAGCGCCAAACCCACCAGATACGGCCTCTTCAAAAGCATTGTCGTATGCTTCTTCTGCCGTGCTATCTTGTTCATCAGCACGATAAAGACCATCGCATGTATCTGCAAGTGAATCCGCTTTCTTTCCGTCTTTGCTTATAAAATCAACGGTAATGCGGTTGTTCCTGTATTCATTGATAATGCGAATAACGGCCAAATGGATTTTATTTACTTCAAACTTTGGTTTGTTTTCAAATTGCTCACCGAGCGGGCCTTCCCACTGAGAACCGGCAATAGAATAAAATCTACGATCTTCCAAGCATTGCATCCGCTCATTTTTAATAGCGGATTGAATAGAATCAAACTCATTGCGAGCCGTTTCTAATACATTATTAAAATGCTGTTCTTTAGTTAATCGCGACATGATTCCCTTTAGTTTCTTTATTCTCTACCATTTGTTACTTGTTGGCAACGGCACGAATATTTTAGGCTTATTTGTTACTGCCCTTCTGACACCCTCACAAGCATATCTTAATGCGTCAATTATGTGGTTTTTCTTGTCGTCCAGAAGTGGAAGTATATTGCCTGTTAGTTTGTCGATCTTATAACTGTAAAGCGTCAATTCGTCAATTGTATGTTTACACCTTGGATGCACAACAATATCGTAGGTTTTTAAAAACTCTATGCCTTCCTCTAATGACTTCGGACCCTTTACCGCTGGCATAATCTTGGGGAACCCATTTCGCCTCATGTGCGATATTGTTTCTGGCCTTGCAGAGTCAGCCACCATTGGCCACTTTTCAGAATCAGGAACAGTAAAAAACAAGTCTGGTGTGTCCATGATTTCACAACCAACTCGATACACTTCATGGTCGATGTATAAAGTTCTGCCAATAACATGACAACGAACTAAAACAGTCGGATCTACTGAAAACCCCCAGTCTGCCCCTAGTCTATGCGTTACATCTGCTGGCGCCTCGAATTCCTCTATTCGCCAATTATGGAAAACCCGAGAATTGCTGTTCTTGTTGTACTGGCCAAGCCAAACGTGAGCGTATTTGTCTGGGTCTCGGCGCTTGTCGTATTCCATTTCAGCCCGTAGAACCTCTGGAAGCCACGGGTTATCCATATAATTGACTTCTATTACCACGGCTTCAGGTGGCCTTGTATCGCCCTTTAATAGCGCATCTACCGGGTCAGTCGCTTTGTTCGGGTTCCAAGTGAACCACAATTCGGAATTCGGCTTTCGGATTGTCGGGCGAAGCAAATCTAATGAGCGCTGGCTTAAACTTTGCGCTTCTTCAACCCATGCGCAATCATATCCCTCCAGTGACTTGATAGAATCTGCCGTATGGTTTTGCATACCTTGGAAGATAATCATCCCGTCACCCTTGCGTGACTTAATAACGGATTCCTGAACCTCAAAATATGCACCGGCGTTCATTTGCTCTATCTTGGTTTCCAGCAGGCGCTTTACCGACTGATTCAGAGACTTTTGAATTTCACGAACGCACACGCTTCTACGCTTGGCATCCATAATGTGCGCCTCGATCATCAACTCAGCGAACAAATGTGATT